TCTTTATCCTGCATCTCGTCAATCACCTTTATCCAACCGTCACCAATTCTTACAATTGGGTTAACGACATCATCATTTGCCGTAATGTATATTTTCGGGTTGGAGTCAACGTCACCATCGTTCTCTAGTGTAACCTGCCTGTTGAAGTTAAACACACCTGTTGGCTGACCCACTCCAATCCTAGACAAGTACGGGAACCCCGCTCCCGTCACTGCGGCGATATTCTTACCGAAATCATCCACACTGTTCCAATACGGACTAGGGAAAACGAAAGTCATTTGGAACACCATCATGTTTTCTTCTTCAGTGTCCTCGCTTGCCTGCAGTTTGTACAACTGAGCGGGAGCCCATCTCGTAACTCCCATATAGGTTAAATATACTCTGTATACCACCCTTGGGGTGAAGAATGATAAGAACTGTCTTCTAGCCTGCGGGTTGTTTCTCCAATACAGATACGTGCATTTTACTGTACGGTCTATCTTGGAAAATCTGATTCTGTTTACATCACCGCCATCGGCATTTACATTATCAGTGAAACTTACTGTACCATTAATAGAACCGAAGCCCGATAAGCCTTTTTTCTTGGTAAACCGCCAATCCAAATTGGACCCAATGGAGAAAGACTCCCCATTGGGTTTATAAAATTTGAGTAGCACGTTACTATTATTAAACATTACTCAAGCACCTCCCCATGAATCAGCCCGTACTGTGACTCTAATCTGATTTGGGATGCTAACTCGCTAGGAGTTGCAATCGGCTGATTGATGTTAATTGTGTAGTAATTGTTGCCAATTCCTTGGGAGTCTTTGGAAACTCCACTAGAGAACCCGCCTGCGCTTGTAATCTCGGGACCTTCAATCAAATCCTTGAAATCAAACGCGCTCTTAACTGTATCCGTCAACTTATCCTTGTTGTCATCAATACCTTTCATGAACAAGTCCATCATATCAGGTGCGTATGTGTGGAAGTTGCTCAGCGGTCCCTCCTCTGGTTCGGAGAATCCGAGTAAGGACTTGATAGAACCCGCAATATCGGACACTGTCTGTTTCAAAGCGTCCCATTTTGCTTTTAAACCATTGATGAAATTGTTTATCAAGTCCATGCCCCATTGTTTTGCGGCTTCTACTTTGTCCTTGATACCACTTCCAACTTTGTCCACCAAAGTCTTGCCTGCTTGGATAAGTTTAGCGGCACTACCCGCGAACACTTTGAATAACTCTTCAAGGAGACCTATTGCGGCTTTGCCGAACGCACCTATCATACTTGCTATACCCTCAATAATGGCACCAACAATTTTAATACCACCATCGATGATTTCGGGTAGCATTTCGATGACAGTTGCTATCAACTCGACTATCAAATGTACACCGGCAAGAAGGAGATCCGGAAGTGCTTCTAAAAGACCCGATACCAAAGCAAACACTATTTGAATCGCCGCCGCAATAATTAGCGGTAAATTCTCTAGGAAGGCTTGAGCAAGTGCACCAATAAGTTGGATTGCTGTGTCAATAATCATTGGCAAATTGGACACCAACGCCTGCACCAAATTTTGGATAATGACAGGAGCCGCTTCAATGAGTTTCGGCAATGCTATCAACAGACCGTTAGCCAAAGCCATGATTATGTTTACCGCTCCCTCAAGAAGAGGAGTAAGCGTGTCTGGATTGGTAAGCGCAGTTGCAATGGTAATCACGACATTCGCCAAACTCTCAAGAAGAGAAGGTATGTTCTCTGCTATACCATTTGCAATAGACAGTATAATTTCTGCACCTACACTAGCAATTTCTGCGGCGTTTTCGCTGAAGAAATTTACCATGTTGGCAATCAACTCTGTTCCCCAAGTCCAAAGTTCGGGTACACCCTCTGTAAGTCCATTTATAAGCATCTCTAACAGTTGCTTTCCAACTGCTATTAACGCGGGCTTATTCTGTTCAAAAGAAGTGGACAACGATGTTACTAAATCCTTCGCACCCTGCACGAGAGCAGGAAGTGCGGACACAAGACCATTAGCAAGTTGAACCACAATTTTAACCGCGGCGTCTACGATTACGGGCATATTATCAAGAATGCCTTGACCCAACGCACCGAGTAATTTCATACCCGCGTCTACGGCATCTGGCAATTTGGTAATAATCATATCCAAGCCATTAGAAAGAATCGTTCCGAAGGCTTCCATGGCACCCGTAATGCCACCACTCTCAAATGCATCTGTTAAGGTGGACAGTCCCTTTGTACCAAACTGAACAAACTCTCTAAGGGATGGTGTCAATGTGTCGGAAATAGCGATTTGTGCACCCTCCAACGCCGACTTGAATAACGTCACATCACCCGCAAGATTATTAAGTTGGGTTTTAGCCATTTCATCAGCCGCACCCTTTGATTTGAGAATACTTTCACCAATTTTATTCCAATCACTCTGTACTAACTCAAATCCCTTGGATGAATCGTAGATATCATCGCCATATTTCTTGTACGCTTCATCAATGGACATTACTTCATCACCCATTTTGACGAATTGTTGTGTTACTGCGTTAAGAAGGGATTCAGCTGAAGCCATGTCACGGGTGTTAAATAACGCTGATATAGTTTTGATTTTATCCTCTTGTGACATCGTACTTAACTCGCCATTTAAGTCAGTCATGATGTCTGTAAGGGAATTCATGTTACCCTCAGCATCGTAGATTGCCACACCCATCTTCTGAAGTGCAATAGTACCTTCATCAGTAGGGTCCGATAATTTGAGAAGCATGTTTCTCATATGAGTACCTGCTTCCCCGCCTTTGATACCCGCGTTAGCCATAGCAGTCAATGCGATTTCAAGTTCCTGCACACCATCTACAGATTGTGTTGTACCATTAGCAAGTTCTACCACACCGCCGTTAAGTTCTTGAGCAAGACCACCTACAACGAGGAACGCATCGCCTAATTGCTCAACGGAGGTATTACCCGTACTTGCCGCTTTTGCCATTTCATCAACCATCTGAGTAGTACGTTCAGTTGTAATACCAAATGCAGTCTGAGCGTCAGTTACCATATCAGACGCACGGGCTAATTCCATATTACCCGCCGACGCAAGGTTTAACACGTTCGGCAACATCTCCATCGACTTCTGCGTGTCGTATCCTGCCAATGCCATGTAGTTCAAAGCATCTGCGGCTTGTGTAGCACTAAAAGCAGTGTTTTTACCTAAAAATTGGGCGTACTCACGAAGGTTACCATCAAAAGTTCCCCATGCGGTATCTACAGACCCGACTTCTTTTTTCAAATCGTCCATGGTCTTGCCCATAGTAGCGGCAACTTGTGACATGGACTTATCAAAATCTGCACCAACCTTCACAGACGTACCCGCAAAAGCGGTTACTGCGGTAGTGGCGGTACCAACTGCGGCAACGGTTGTTTTAGCCATGGTTTTAAAACCATTACCAATGGCTCCACCTACTGAGGATGCAAGGGATTTGGCACCCTTGAGTCCACTTTCATATTCACTTGAATCTAAACCTAGTCTTGCTACTAAACTAAGTAAATCCATATTATAACCTGCCTAACTTGTTTCTAATGTCGCTAATAACCTCCTCAGCCATCTCTTCCTCGGATTTGCCATCATCTTCACTGATGTTTTCCTGCAATTCGAGGAAATCAGCAAACCTTTTCTCGATGTATGACCCTTGAGTTTGTTTAGCGGTATTTTCTAGGGTTAAACGTAGCACATCTGTCACATAAACTTTATACGCTTTCTCCTCACTCTTTTTATGAAAAAAGGATACGCAATGGTCAATTACGTATCCAATTCCCAAGAGTTCGAGTAATTCAAAATTCAAAGTTTCTAGACTGTCAAAGTAGGTTTCTGCTCCAACTGTGCTAATAAGGAGAAAAAATTTAGCACACCTTTACACTGTGCCATCTCCATGATGCACTGTAAGTATTCATCAATGGTATGGTCATCCACGTTTGCAGGCTCTACAAAGCAGGACAACGCTAACACTTCCAAAGTTTCGTTTGGGTGCTCAACAAGGGCTTTGTCAAGAATCTTGTTGAAGTTCTTGTACGCCTGCTCTTGTTTGAGTCTGGCGTTGGTTCTGATAACATCTGCTCTCTGCTCAGCGGTGGCACCCTCGGGCAGTCTCACGTAATTAGGCTGAGTGCTTCTAATTTCACTAAGCCCAATTAACTTTGTCCAATCAGCGACCGCATTTTTGATTTTTGCAGTCTGCGCTACAAATTCAGATGGTTTACAAGTGGCTAAATTTTTCATGAATTATCTCTCCTCCAATTAAACTCCTGCAGTTGCAGTAGCCATGATAGTTACGTTACCTTTTACAGAAGCGATTGTCACTGTACCTGCGTTATACGCAGTGCTTGTAACGTCTTCCCCTGCCATGGTAACCACTACGTTACCTAACACGTAATTGGTGTCGGCAGTAAGTGTTACACTAAGTGCAGTTCCTTCGGTGATGTATTCATCAACGAAAGAAGATGTCACATGTGTAAGAATCTGAGATACCTTGAAGGTACTTCCTTCTTCGGGGTCCATGGAGTAAAATTCCATTGGCACTTCTTTCTGTGCATCAATGGAAACGTGACCCATGATTGACAAACCGATGGTACCTTTACCTTTTTTGGTGGTCTGCAGGCTAAAGCCCTCAGTGGACAGAGCGTTTTTGATTCTGATAGCAACTAAACCACCATCTGCTCTATCACCAACCCACCACAAATCTCTGAAGTCACTCTGCTCCAAGTCCATTCTCGGAATAATTCTGTACCGATTATTACTATCAATGTCAGCGCAACCAAGAGAAAGTCTGATAAGTTCTGGACTCGTGCCTAAGGATGTGGTAGTCATTGTACATTCCCAACCGTCGAGGTGTTTACCCTCTTTTACGTTGTTTGGAGCGTTATCTACATCCTCGAAGAAATCGCTGAATGTAGGTTTACACACTGGATTTACACCGCCTGTGGTTGCACAAACGATATCTTCGTCTGCAGGTGGCACTGGATTTGCAGGGTTAAATCTTTTCAGAATAACGCCCGCGTCAACCTGCAGTCCTGCAAAGGTATTCTGTGGAATTACTGTAAATTTTCCCATTGTTTCTCCTTTCTAGAAAGCCGTTAAAAATTCAGCTTGTATATTGATATAAATTCTTTTGACCGTATCGTCACTTGGGTCTGACATTCTTTGAGCAAATGGAATTCCTTTTGCTATATAGATATATCCACCATCAATAGGGATTATGTAATGACCAAATTCACCAATCCTTCTAGCGATTTCGTTCTTCTTTTCCTCAACCCCTGCCCATGAAGTGGACCTATAATAGATGGATGCCGTTGGACTAACTACATCCCCTAAGGAACCCTCTACCACTGAATAAGTAATGTACGGATACTCCACTTCATCGGGAACGCTGTTTTCGTCATATGCAATTAATCCGAAAGAATTCCAAAATTCGTGTAATCCCTGCGCCTTATTCATTAGGTAATTTCCACTCCTCCGCGGTTACTTGCCGCATGTTAAGACCCGCGCTTACGGGTGTCTTTTTGTCATCACCATCAGAAGTCACCCGAAAAATCTTTCCATCACTAACACGTCTAAACACGTCGTGATACTGCAGATTAATGCTCTTCTTTGTGGTAATAGTATAAAGAGCCGTAACTCCCGCGTGCTCAGCAACTCTTGCCTCCATCGAAGAATCCAAGACTGCCGCCGCCGAAAATTCGGCTCCTTCTTTCCAATTTATAATAACTCCACCGTATCCGTCAGAAAACGTCACTTTGTCGAGCATTATGCAGTTTTCCATTTGTTCTTCAAGTAGACTACTCATGATATCTTCCTATAAGCATTAAGTTTAGGACCAAATTTATCACGCCAAGAAATCTGACTTGCACCACTATTGCTATTTCCCGAGCCTTTAGAGTAGGAATAACCGCCAAAACTTTCTGATTGGTACGGGCTGTCAACTGTACTACCATACTGCTGAACCCATGTTTCGATTTCTTTCACTACGTCTAATACCAACTTCGGGACCGCCATGGTCCAAATCTCCCCTACGAATTCCTCGTCCTGCATGGTGTCATTTTCTTCGAATTTGTGAACTCCATCATTAAAGACGGAGCCCACAACTTTGAAGTACTGTCCATTTTGGAGGAAATCGACAGATAATACGCCTGATTCAATTTTGAACTTGCCCCTATATACTTCTTTGACGAAGTAGTTGTGGATGTAATTCAAAACTTCTTCTAACATGCTTACTCCTGCGTTTTCTTGGTACTTTTCTTGGTCTTTGTTGCCTTTGACGGGCTTACACCCGCCTTGGTGTCTTCCGTGTCTTTCTTGGGCTCAGAAGAGGCTTTCTTAGATACCTCCTCTTCGACCTGCTCCACGGAACCCTCTTCCACCTTTTCAATGAGGACTACCCCTCTTCTGTTTGCAGTAGTGGACAACTCTTTGATTCTCTCGTCTGAGACTTCAAGCCCTTCACGAGGGAAGGTATCTCCCTCGTGGTAGGCAAAGTTGTTATCCTGCAAATCAGTAAAGTATTTCACTACTGTATAACTCATAATTACGCTCCTGTATTGTCTACAGTCGCGATAAACAGAGAATTCGGATTGTAGAGCACCGGCATGAACAGTGAGGATGCCTTGGTCCAAAGGACTGCGGGGTCTTCACTCATCCACTGGGATAAGTAAACGTAAGGAGAAACACCAGATGTGCTTACTGCCATCTGCTGACCCGCATCAACTTCTGGTGGATTACCCCAAAGACCAACACCCATCTTGCCTGCAGGGTTGGTAGCGAAGAATGTAATCTTGTTTGCAGGGAAGTATCTCTTCTGTGTAATCACTGGTCTACCGTTAGAACCGATAGAGGAACTTGCACCATAGGTCAAGTCGTTGGTGATTACGGTAGAAATACCAAACTCTTCCTCAAGGTAATCAAGCAACTGCTGTGTCTTAACAAGAGCACCAACAGAATTTGCGCCATTGATGGCAGTCTGAATGGATGCATGCTTACGCATCTTTGTCAGATTCTGTTTGGAGGTTAATATACCTGTGAGAGTAACGCCGATTGCAGTAGCGGCGTCGATAATTGCTTGAATCTGTGCAGGAACGTCTGCGTTCGCACCGAAAGAGATTGTGTGGGCAACCTGCGCATTTGGAACGCCGTAATCAACAGTAAGGTCAAGGTTGTTCTCCTTAATGGTAACCTTACCGGTAGCCATTAATTCGTTCTTAGCAACCTTTGTACGGGTAACAACTTGGTCTGCAAGACGGATACCGTCATTGAGAACGTAGTCGTACAGTTGGTCGTTGTGAACGCCTGCTCTTAAGAGGGCTCTCATACGCTCGGACTGATTGATTTTTACTTTGATTAAGCCTTTTTCGATATTGTGGTTATCGATTGGTACGCGGAATGTGGTCTGTGCCTCGGTATCAAAACCGTGGAACTGAGCCATTACGGGAATCTGATATTCGGATGCGATGGATTCCCAAGCGGCAACAAGATTATCCGTCTTGTCATCGCCAAAGAGTGTATCGATTGGGTCGTTAGGTCTGTTGACCTCAAAGCCCATGTTCAGCCATTCTTCTTTTGGGATGAAACCAAGAATGTTATTTTCAAATTTTGGCATTTTCTTCTCCTCCTATTATTGTCTAGTTACTGTTGGTGCAGTAACGAATTTGAAGCCTTTTGCTACGAGTGCGGTCTTTTCGGCGTTTGTGAGTTCAGCAGGAAGTCTGTCCTCATAAACAACGCCTTTGGTCACTACAGAGCCCGGCATATCACCGTTAGTAACGTCAACGTCTTCATAGACGAAACCTACGTAATCGGTAACTGCTTCATTGCCTTCACCTGTGGTTACACTGTAAAGTGTACCCATCGGTACGTATTTACCACCTTCATTGGTGGTGGTTGCACCTTCTGCGTAGATTTGTCTTGTTTCTCTAACGCACTCCTCGTGAGCGAGGAAGTATCCCGGTGCATAAACTTTTGCACTTGCATCATTTTTGATGAATGACATGTTTAAGCCTCCTTTGCCTTTCCATACAGATTTTCGTGATACTTAGCGGCGAGTTCTGCCGCTCTGTTTGTACTACCGCTTCCGGGGTTGCCTGCTCCTGCAGGTGGGGTCTCTACATCAGCACCTTTAGTACCTTCGGAAGAGATAAAACCACTGTAGTCAGCAACAATCTTTTCCTTCAGCGCATCCACATCATCAAGAGTACCGTCTTCTTTAAGTTTCATACTGTTGAAGTCTGTAACTTTCAGAATGGAGTCCACATGTTTGTCCCCGACTTTACACTCAGCAAGAAGTTTCTTGTACGCCTTAGTTAACTTTGCGGTCTGTTCTTTGCCCGCAATTTCTGTCTTGTACGCTTCGAAGTCTTCGTGCTCTTTGTTGTACTTCTTTTCCCACTCGTTATCCTCAGAATCCTCTTTCAATTTGTCGAAGTCTTTCTGCAAATCGTCGAGTTGTTTCTGTACCTCGGGAAGTTTTTCAGCATCTTCCTTAAAGTCATCCCTCTGTTTCATTAGGGCGTTTGTTACGGTTGTGTGCTCTTCGATAATTGCACTTACCTGTTCCTCGGTAAGTCCCATACCTTTAAGCATTGCTCTTGTTAATGACATGTTATACTCTCCTTTTCTTCGGTGGCGTTTCTTTGCCAAATGAGTCTAAGAAATCAGTTCTTTGATTTCCCTTAATTTCATTTTACCATGAAAATAATAGTGTGTCAACTGGAAATCATTGTATTGTCAAGTCTGAGCATGTTGTATTGCATTGCATCCATCCGGAAGGATGGGATGCAATACAACAACAACATATGCTCCCAAGACTGCGGGTGTTGCAATTTGTATTGCAGTGTTGTATTATGCAACACACATACAAAAAGAGCCGAGCATTCCTGCTCAGCCCTTAGCCTTTTAATTCGGATTCGATTACGTTCTTATATTCGTCAACGTGGTCAGCAATAGCGGGCTTTAGAAAAGGTCTCGGTCTTACGTATGCATTACCAATACCCGAAGGCTTCGGCGCATCGAATTGTTCCCACTCGGGAGGGGCTTCAAAGTAAGGACCCGTTCCCAATTCAACATAGGGGGCGTATTCAACATTAGTTCCTATGTAAACCGTGTCTTCGTTCTCTATCCCATTGGTTATAGAATCCCTAAGTGTACCACCTCGGTACCCTTTCTTACCCGTGCTCTCAGACGTACCAACGGGACAAAGGGCTTTAGCGTATTTTTCGGCATTGTTACCGATAATTGTTAAAGCCACTTTCTTCGCAAGTTCTAGAGCGGAAAGCACTGCATCCGTGTTGTCCTCTGAGATGTCAAAAGTTACACCCTTAGCCATTGTTTACTCCTTTGACAAAATACTAAGACCTTTTGCGTTTTGGTCTTGTGTAGGTGGAATCCATGGACCCATCCTGCAGGTCCAACTACCAACGCACATTTCAGGTGACATCTCCTCTAAATCAGCGTTGTACACCACGCATTTGGTTTTTTCATTCACCTCGTCAATCGATTTGTCTACAAACATGTACATTGAGTTGTCGTACACGTACACTAGCTTTTTATTCATTGCGTTTCCTCCTTACTCCCATTGTATCATACAAGCAACCAATCAATCAAGAAGTTTATCAACTATTGTTGACCGTGTATGGGATGCCTCTAGAATCTAATTCTTTGACTAGGTTATCAAACTTGCCGCTATTGTATGGGCTCCCGCTTAAAATTACACGTTCAATGTTATCGGCAGAATGAGACTGCTGACCATGTAATTGGTATTCCATGTAATGGTCACTCCTATTTGCAAATCTAATTACTGCGTTCTTTGCGTCTTGTTCGGTTGAATCAGACTTTGCTCCCAATTTGTACACAATATCTAGATTACTACCTGCTGAACGTCCACTCTTATAGAAACCACCATACACAATCTTGGTGGGGTCCATACCTACCAAGCCATCCTCATAGTCTAGGGAATCACCTAGAGTCATCGTGGCGTTTCGTAAAACGGATTCCTTTTTAAGGATAACCGTAACACCATCACCGTACCAACTACCCGGACCATGGGTGTAATAGTCCTGTATTGGGGTCACATTGTCTTCGTATTTGGGGCAGAACATGCCGTACACAGGTCTGTCCGCGTCTGTCATGTTTTTACCGTTCGACATTGGCACACCAAACATTTCATTTTCAAGTCTTTTTCTGTGATGTGGTGATAACGCACCACCAGATGTACCAGTTTCGAATTGATTCTTAAAGTAGCCGTCATTCAAAACTTTAACTAAATCGTCAGACCTAATTCTCATGGTAAAATCACTAGCATCGACCATTTTAGCAAGTCCCTTTTCTATGGCTTCTTTTGCTTCGGATTTTGTAACATTAAATTGCTGAGCAATGTTTTGCAAATCTTTGTCTATGTTGTTTTTGACATCTGGATAATTGGTTAACCCCAATTCAGTCACATTGTTGATGTAATCTCTGTCTCTGACAACATATTCAACTTTAGGTAACTTAGGCGACTTTTCAACTTTGACAGGACTCGCTACTTTTTCAACTTTAGGTACAGGTTGTTCAAGTCTTACTGCATGAGCCTCTCTAATGATTTTATCTATCTCAGAAACGTCTTTCTTACCAAACGCCACCACCATCTTTTCAAATTCAGATGACGTCATTTCAGATGCGGCTCTTGTAAAACTTGGGTATTTAGAAATTAAATCGTAAACTTCTTTACCACCGTACTTGGAGTAATCAATACCCATACTTGCTTTAGCCAACTCGATATCTTTATCAATACCCGCGTATGCTTTTTCGATGTTACTTACACTACCAAGTTTGTCCCATGCAAGGTCAAATTCTTTAGTGGTGGATTTGTCAATGAATGTATCGTAGTCACCATACTTCTTAAGGATATCGAATATTTCTTTGCCTCCGTATTTTTCGTAATCAACAGTAGCGCTTTTGGCTTTCTTCACCATATCCTCTGCTATTTTCTTCGCTTTTTCCCACTGTCTGTAGGTCATATTGTCGATTGGCTTTCCTGCTATGTTGTCACGTCTTTGGTACACTGACGGGTACTTTTTGATATTGGAAACCATCGTACACCTGCAGTTGTAGACCTCAGCAGGAGCACCACCAACCTCGGCAGGATACATAAGCCCATTCGAGAATTTCTTGTCTAGAGGCTGTCTCTCTCCGTCCACGTCTGCGTGGGAATCACGAGTGTGGCTATCGAGTGTAGCCATCCACTCTTTTTCGATGTCAATCCCCAATTTTTCTGCGTTCTTATAACTGATAAGTCTGCCCGAATTTTGAGCAGACGTCATAAGGGTCCTAGCGTGGGTCATCATGGAGTTCATGTTCTGAGAAGAGGTAGCTTTAGCAAGTCTATTCGCTATATCGTCCAGACTCTCGCCCTCGATTATACCGAGCGTAATTTGCCTAGTGATTTTCTTAGAGTTCCACGCGTTATCAAGCCCCGCTTTTGGCTTGTATACGGGGAGCAGATTTGGCTCATTTCTAATGAGGTTAATTACTGTAGTTTTGTCATACACGTTGAACCCAAAATTTACGCCCATACCTTTCTCCATGGCGTATGAACTGTAGTTTAGATTCATCTGCAAGACGTCAATAGCCTGCTTGTTTACAATTTTGGAGGCAATCACGTTGGAGTTGTGCAGGGTCTGCTCGATACTTGCCTTTTTGGCTTGCCACTGTTTACCTTGGAAGACTTGACCCTTTTTCCAATTATCAAACTGCTCCTGTGTAATTTTGCCTTCCTCAACCTGCTTGGCATACTTAGCCTCCTTAACTTTGTACCGCTCGTTGAAATCCCTCATTTTGCGGTTGATGTCTTTCTCAGCCTCTTTGTATATGCCGTGTAGTCTGTGGTTGAGGTTCTCTATTTCTTTGTCGGTGTAAATTGCACCTAAATCAGCCATTATTCATCCTCTTTGGTAGAGTTCACACTAAATTTCTTCTTCAGCACGTCAGTGATTTCTGAGAGCACGTCCTTAGTCTCGGATTTCTGCTCCTGCGACATGGACTCGATTTTCTCGGTCAGTTTGTTCACCATATTGGTGAGGTTGTTGATTGTCTCCTGCATAGCGGCAACTTTAGCGGATGTTGCACCCTGCGTGGACCTCGTGCTCCGAGAGGTGGTCTTCTCTTTTTTCTCTTTGGTCTTCTCGGGCTTCTTGTAGTTGGCATCGGACTTCAGCCCCTGTATTGCTTGGTAAGCCCTGTCTTGATACTGTCTGCGGATTTCCGCTTTTTCCTCTTCAGACGTAGCTTTGTCAAGGGCGGCATTCATTTCCTTTTTGAGGTCCTTTTTCAGAATCTCAGCCTCCATCCTGCCCGCGTCGTTAAGACCAGATGTGGAAAGACCAACTAGGCTTTCAGAGGACTTCTTTATAGTAGCCTTTTTTCTAGAACTACCCTTCTTTTTGGTGGAAGTACCGCTCTTTCTTCCTTTTTTAAGCCCTTTCTTTCTGTACTTCATGTAGTATTCGTGGACTCTCCTCTTTTTCTCAGCGTCACTTATCGGCATCTTATAGTCCTCCTACTATGCTTTCAAGTTGAGAAATCAAATTGTTGAGACCACTGGCATCAGCGTCTTCCTCTTCGTCAAGTCCCTCTTCATCTTCCAACTCTTCGTCTAGGAATTCTTCATCCTCTTCAAATCTACCCTCGCTGTCTTGCTGTTTCTTCAGCAGGATATTCGCAACTTCGTCTACGGAAACGAATGGGAGTTTGTTGAGCACTGTCTCGTCATCTAAGTATTCAGCCGCAGAAAGTACCATGTCGGTCTGTTCTTTCTGATTGGAAATTCGGTTACGCTTAAAAATTGGCGTATCCTCAACTCCTATCAAAGCGAGAATTTGCTGAATGAATTCGATTACTTGATATTCAAAGTCATCGGCTTCCTCGTCAAGTGGCTGATAAGCCGCTTCTAGGTGGTCGTTGGTACTAGCGGCATCTACTGCATGCACGTCTAGCGCACCGAAGTCTTCATAAATACCCGCGCGGATTTCGTCTAAGTACGCTTTTCTTGCTGAATACGGAACCTCCTGCGCGTACGGCGTAACTTTGGAGTTCTCGGTATCAGCCGCCGCGATATGGTTGATTTTGAGACGGTCCCTAAACTTGGCAAGGTCTTCGTCTGACATACCACTGCAATTCTCTAGAATCCAATAAATCTGAGCACAGTCGGTAAGGTCGTTCGCGAAGCCGCTTCGAATGAGGTCGAATGAGTCAATCGAGTTCTTCATACCGACAAGTGTGGACTGCTTTAGTTTGGAACCCCAAAGCGGCACAATAGGTAATACGCCGTAATTTTCCTCCCCGATAACCTCTTCTCCGTCTTCCTCAGAACTTCGCACTTTGAGTTTGTATGCCTGCTTCGGCTTATACTCCTCAAGGTCGATTCCTGTGTTAGATTTTGACCTATACTTCGTGTAGCCATCCTCTTCATATAAAACAGCAACGAGGGGCTTGTTTGGGTCGATTCTCCAAAAACGGACTCCCGCTTTCAGTGTACCGTCGTACTCGTCCCAAAGCGGAGCGAATTCGGTTAGCGGGAATACGTGCAGTTTATCCAGATTCCAAAATCCGAAAGCCACCTTGTGAATCAGCGCGTAGTAGCCCAAGTTCTTGAGGTCTGTATCGAATCTGTTACCGAGCATCTCTTTGGTGGTGTCCACCGTGGACACGAAACCATCTTCGTCGGTAACTTCTTCTTTGTGGTCCGTAAAGTACACGCCGTTACCTAGCAGGTAAGTGCACCTCTGAGTGTTCAATCTGTGGAAGAAATTGGAGGCAATTTTATTATTGGAGGCGGTAAAATCCTCAACGGGTGTTCCCGTCATGGTGAAAATCATCCGCACATAGTTGTAAATTGTCTCGTTTCTTTGGTGGTCGTACTCGTCCGCTGACTTTGCAGTCTTATAATCATCACTGCTAAGGTGGTTGACTATCGCGTTGTGGACCCCCGTTATTTTGTCTTTTTCCTTTTGGAAATCTTGATAGGTGTACATTTTTACCTCCTAGAACTTTGAATTATAACTACTTGTAACTTTTGCAACTCTCTTAGTATTAACGAAATAGCGCATAGAGTCCATTAAGTGGTCGTTGTCTTTGACTGGTCTGTCATCTGGCGAATTCGTATCCCAAATGTAACTCTGCGCTTCTTTTTTAAAGTTGGTACACTTGCTGTGCACTTTGATTTTTCCTTGGCTCATGCAAGTGGACACGTTGCGAATGCCGTTCAGCACGTCGTTAATTGCACTGACGGGCTTAAACTCCTTGGTCTGCTTCAGCAGAGCGATGAAAGAAGCCGCTGAAGGGTCCACTATGACGGGGATTTGTTTGTTAATGACCTCTCCGTATGCGGTCCGTGTCGGGTGCTCCTTGTTGTATTTGATAATATCCGCACAGAAGTCCATGAGCATGTACAGGTACTCGATATCGGTCTTTTGGACGCCTGTGTCACGTCCACTGTAATAAATCTCGTTGGATGCGTACCACACGCCCTTTCTCAGTTCCCATCTAAGAGCGGCAAACGGGTTGGATGTACCGTAGTCGAGAGAGACCACGTAGTCCTCAGCCACATCCTCAAATTCTTCGTCGTAGAAGACCTGCGTGTGGTTGGGGTAGACCAGACCCTCAGCCAAAGTCCATTTGCCGAGGATGTACCTATCAAACCACACCGAGCCCGCATATTCAGCCTCTAAAGCGTGAACGTACTCTTCGGGGAGGAACGGGTTATCGTAGATTGTGTACTCCTGCAGATAAATGTCAACGCCCTGCTCCCTTGAATCTAGGAACGCTTTAAACCAATGGTTTGGAGAAGCGGGGTTTGTCGTAGCATCACAACAAGACCACGGCAAGGAAAGACGAGATTTGAGCATCTCAAAAACTTCGGGATTCACGTCGGTTGCCTCGTCTATGGCGCAGTACGCAATCTCGGAACCTCGAATCTTTGCAACCTGCCGCACGTTGTCGGCACCAATACAGTAGACCTTTTGACCTAGTATCTTGCAGTAGTTCTTCGAGTTAATCTCTGAAGCCACCGAATTTCCATAGATGTCTCGCATAGGTTGCAGGATGTTTCGCTCGATATTGGCTCTTGTGGCTCCAAGAATCACGCGCAGACCACGCTTGCCTTCAATGGCAGTGAGTCTAGCTAGGATTGTGTATGAAACCTGCAAGTGAGACTTGCCACTACGAACGGCACCACACGCCACATTCCATCGGTGGTGCGCTTCCCTTATATATTCAGCCTGCTTCTCTGTAAGTTCAAAGTTTGTTTGCATGTTGTATCACCTTGTTGTATTGCATGTTGTATTAATGCAACACTTCTTTTTAAAAAGAAACGAAGCATCAGTCATCAGCATGTTCCTCAGTTGTTACCGTGCGTTGTTCGCCCGTGTCAGCCACGTCTTTCATAGCCACAAGAATGTCCTTGATGGTGCTAACGTACTGAGTGGATTCAAGCGGCTCCTGCACAGCACGCCATCTGTCTGGTAGACGGTTGTACAACCACGCCATAATGGCTTTGACGTCTGGAGACACATGCTTGCGTACACGCTTTGTAAGAATCATTTCACCTTCTACAAGTTCGTGGGTCTCTTCGTAATAGTCGTATCCGACAGCCCTCTTGTAAAGAGCACCCTCTACGGCATTATTAGCGATGTCAAGGGAGACCGCGCACGCCTTGCGGAGTTCATCCGACTCTTTGTACCAACCCCACCAAGCAGTTTTGGAGATTCCCACATAGTTCTCGGCAATCTCCGTGAGTGGAATACCCTGTCTTCTCCACCCTGCTATTAATGTAAGTCCTTCTTCCGATAAGAAGAACGCTTTTCTTTCTTTTGCCCCTTTTAGACCTTCGGGGAAATCAATGTATGCCATAAACGACACCTCCTAATTTTATTTTAATTGGAAACGGGGAAGATGTCAAGTGGAAAGCAGGGTATTGTCAAAAGAAGTGTTGTAGTGTTGTGTTGCAAGCGTTGGTATTGTTGTATTGCATTGCATCCTTCCGGGGGAAGGAATGCAATGCAACACATACAACACACAACCAAACGCCGAGTTGCTACAACATGTTGTATTGATGCAACACCCTCAGAGCCCGCTTCTTTCTTAAACTTGCTCACTTGTGTTGCATGAATGTTGTATTCAGTTGCATACGGATACTTGAATTCGAGTTGTGTTCCATGTGTGTTGCATCAGTTGCGTACGAGTACTGGCATAAATACTGGCATATATGCAACAGAGTGTGTTATAATAGAAAGGAAAGAGAGGTATGATTATGACCAAATCGATAGTAGTATACGACACTCTGAGAAGGATTAAGCACGATTCTATTAAGGACGCGTGGCTGTCCTACCGCCCCGAGGTGACGTATGACACATTCAGAACTTCTTTAAAAAAAGGAAAGATTCCGCATTTAGTGGTCGACAACAAGTTCACATGCCGCGGATATG